CAGCAAGTTTTACAACCATTGATGTTAATGGTGGTGCAATTGATGGTACACCGATTGGTGGATCTTCAGCATCAACTGGAGTCTTTACAGTAGCAACTGCATCAACTTCAGCAAAAATTACACAAGTTGCAATCACCTCAAGCTCTAATGCGGTAGCTTGGGATGCACAAGCAGCAGCCAACGCTTATCATGCAACCACAGAAAATACGACTTTCTCAGCACCAACTAATGCTGTAGAAGGTGCAATTATTTCTGTAGAGATAGCACAAGGCGGATCAGTTTACACAGTAGCATTTAATACTGTGTTCGAGTTTGCTGCTAGTACAGCCCCCACTGTAACAGCTACAGCCAACAAAACTGACATCTTTAGCTTTAGATACAATGGTTCAGTTTGGCAAGAAATTGGTAGAGTTCAAAACCTAGCACAAACCTAATATGGAAACGCTACAGCGTACAGCAAACAGAGGAAGCATATCTACTGGGTATGAGATTGAAAACTCTTTGAAGTTAGAAGAAGATAATTCTGAGTATTTAGAAAGAGCTACAACTGGCAGTGGTGGAAGTGGAACAAAGCATACTATTTCTGTTTGGGTAAAAAGAACAGAAATAACCAAAACTTCTTTTATACTTGGGTTTGCAAATATTGGAATATTAAGATTTGACAGCGCTGATAGAATTGAATACTCGTTTAGGTCAGGTAGAAAATTAGAAACAAATAGACTCTTTAGAGACACTTCAGCTTGGTATCATATTGTGGTTGTTGCGGATTCAAGTCAAGCAACAGATACAAATAGGATGAGGCTTTGGGTTAATGGTGTTCAAGAAACTTCTTTTTTCTTTTTTACTGCTCAAGACCTAAATCAAGGAAGTCCTGCTTGGGGTAATTATCCAGGTTATAACTTTAGAATTGGTTATAGCGGTAATGCTGGTGAAAATTTTAATGGTTATATAGCTGATGCATATTATATTAATGGGCAAACTTTAGACCCAACAGACTTCGGTGAGTTTGATGATGATAGTGGTATTTGGAAACCTAAAGCCTTTACAGGAACTTTAGGCAGTTTAGATAATTATTTAGACTTTAGTAATTCTTCTAATTTAGGAGAAGATGCTAATGGTGGAACAGATTTATCTCTAAACAACATCACAGCCGCAGACCAAGCAACTGACACACCTACTAATAATTTTTGTACTTGGAATCCTTTATTTTCTTTTGGGGGTAATGAAGCAGTAATTAATGAAGGAGCAACTACAGCAGATAGTGTTAGTGGTGGTTGGAAAGGTGCAGTTGGAACTATAGCCGCAACCAATGGTAAATGGTATTGGGAATACAGACCCGTTGCTGGGGCTTTTGGGTATAGAGCAGTTGGAATTATGGGTGCAGATTATAGTACTGATGATATAGATGACCCTAGAGATTATTGCCCTAATTTATTTTTAAGAGATGGGTTAAGCCCCTATATTTATCAACACTTAATAAGTGGCGTTGAGACTGCCTACAAAGCAATGACAAGCTGGTCATCCAACGATAGTGATGTTTTTGCGATTGCATTAAATTTAGACGATGAAGAAATTACTTTTTATAGAAATGGTACAGCAATAACAGAAAATGGAACAAGCAATACAACATTTAGCATTTCAAGTGTTATTGGGCAAAGTGAGCCAATAGTTCCTTATTATCGTTCTTTTGACAGTACAGAAATATATTTTAATTTTGGTGGTTATACTGAAATGACAATCGCATCAGGAAACACAGATGCCAACGGCTACGGAACTTTTGAATACGCACCCCCATCAGGCTACTACGCCTTATGCACTAAAAACTTAGCGGAGTACGGATAATGGCTTATACAAATATAGACGACCCATCTGCATATTTTCAGACTGCTACTTATACTGGTGCAGGAGCAAATACAGAAGTTACCAATGATGGTAATTCAGACTTAAAACCTGACTTTCTTTGGATTAAAAACAGAGGAGCTGCATATGACCATGTGGTTTGGGATAGTAATAGAAACTTAGGTTCTGCTACTAATGCACCACTTTTAAAAGCCAACACCACAGATGCAGAAAATAGTACTCAAAATTGGTGGAATGCTACTAACAATGGAATAAATACAGACGGATTTCAGTTTGGTTCATCACAATTTTTTACGATGAATTATACCAGTAATACTTATGTAGCTTGGCAATGGAAAGCCAATGGTGGTTCGACTAGTACAGATACAACTAGCTCTATAACTTCTACAGTGCAAGTAAACTCTGATGCTGGTTTTAGTATTGTTACCTATACAGGCGATGGCACAACGACAGGTGGTTTTGGACATGGTTTAGGTGTAGCACCAAAAGTAGTTTTTGTAAAAAGAAGAAATGGAGCAGCTAATTGGTGTGTTTATCACGAATCTATAGGTGCTGGTTTCTATTTACAATTAGATACAACCGCAGCACAACAAAGCGGTCCTTGGCAGAATTTAGCCCCAAGCTCAACAACAGTTATTGTTTATGGTGGTAATTTAGTAAATGGTAGTGGTGATACCTATGTAGCCTATTGCTTCGCAGAAAAACAAGGCTACAGCAAGTTTGGCAAGTATGTCGGTAATGGTTCAAATACAGATGGCGCATTTATCTATACAGGCTTCAAACCTGCTTTTATTATAGCTAAAAGAATTGATGCTGCTGCACATAATTGGTTTATGTGGGACACAAAACGCGCACCCTTCAACCTAGTTGAGGCTGTGCTTAAGCCAAATTCATCGGCAGCAGAAAGTACTCTTTTTCAAATAGATATATTAAGTAATGGGTTTAAACATTACAATAATTACGGAAGTACAAACGAATCAGGTGGAGAATACATCTACATGGCATTTGCAGAAAATCCATTCGTAACATCAACAGGTATACCAACAACAGCAAGATAATATATAATAGGAATTAATATGTGGGCATTAGTAGAAAACAATCAAGTAACTCAGGTTTACACCAGACCTAAAGCAATAACCATTGGGGATGTATCTTATCCACAAAATATCTTTATGCTTTGGTCTAGCGATGAACTAGAAGCAATAGGCATTTATGAAGTGGTTGTAGATAACAGCAACTTTAAAAACCCTTCTTATTACATCAACACCAATCAATCTTTTGATTTTGATAACGATGTGGTAACTGCATCTTATGGTACAGCTACAGCTAAAAACCTAGACGATACAACTGATCCTGATACTGGTGATGTAACTCATGGTCTTAAATGGAATCATAATCAAGTGATTATCAATCAAGCCTATGGTTTATTACAGCCTAATGATTGGTATGTAGTCAGAGAAACAGAAGCTGGTACACCCATTCCTGCTGATTGGTCTACTTTTAGAACTGATGTCAGAAGCACAGCAGCAGATATGCAAAGCAAAATTGATGCTTGTACCACAGTCGATGAGTTAGCAGCTTTGTATGTTTACAATGATGCAACTCCACCTGTTAGACCATTAGGAGAATGGCCAACACCTCCATCTAGTTAATGACTAATAAAGCGAGGTCTTATACAATAAGGCTATGGCATTATTTCCAATAACACCCCCCGCAGGAATCGTAACCAATGGCACAGACTACGCCAATAAAGGGCGTTGGGTCGATGGTGATTTGGTGCGTTTTGAAAACGGATATCTAAAACCTATAGGCGGGTGGGAAAAACTTAGAGGTACAGCATTAGACGGAGCTATCATAGGTTTATATGGTTATAAAGATAATGCTGGTAACAATGTTTTAGGAGTTGGTACAAGAGAAAAAGTTTATGTCTTGTATGACAACACCTGGACAGACATCACACCAGTAGGCTTTGTTAATGATGCAAGTGATGATCCATTAGGCTTTGGAGCTTACACTTATGGATCAGAAGACTATGGTGATGCTAGGAGTCAATCAGGTTTAATCTTACAAGCTGGTTATTTTTCTTTTGACAACTGGGGTGAAGATCTAATCTTTACTTTTTCTAAAGATGGCAAGATTTATAAATGGCAACCAGACTCTTCAGGTGGCTCACCTGATACCATTGCAACCACAGTAACCAACGCACCCACAGGCAACTTATCAACCTTAGTCACCAATGAAAGACATTTAGTGGCTATAGGCTCGTCAGATGACCCCAGGAAGGTTGCTTGGTCAAACAGAGAAGATCGTAACAACTGGACATCGAAAGCCACAAACACAGCAGGAGACTTGCAAATACCTACAGGCGGTAGAGCCTTGTTTGGTGTTAAATATAGATCTGATGTAATTATTTTTAGTGATACTGGTATTAACAGAATGTTTTATGCTGGATCACCTTTTGTTTATGGTATAGCCGATGCAGGAACTAACTGTAAATCAATCAGTTCCAGAACAGTTGTATCTACAGGTAATTTCCTTGCATGGATGGGTGAAAACGCTTTTTATATTTATGATGGTAGTGTTAGAGAATTACCTTGCGAAGTGCATGATTATGTTTTTGACCAAATTAATGTAGCAGGTAGAGCAGCATCTTGGGGCGGACATAACTCTAACTTTAATGAAATATGGTGGGGATTCCCAAGCGGTGATTCACAATACAATTCTAATAAATATGTTATTTGGAATTACAACAGCA